CTCATTTGGACAAAAAACCCCTATTCAAAAGGAATCAAATGGCCGGAGTCAAAGGACGAAGCGGTGGCGCCCGTCCTGGGGCTGGCCGTCCGAAGAAAGAGCCGGACATTTTGGCGGTGGCGTCAACGTTTGACGACCCGGCCAAGTTCCTGCGGGCGGTGATGAACGACATCGCGAGCGACGCCAAGCTGCGCGTTGATGCTGCCAAGGCGCTGCTGCCGTATGTCCACGCCAGGAAGGGCGAGGGCGGCAAGAAAGAGGAAGCGGCAGACCGTGCGAAGGCGGCGGCGGGCCGGTTTGCGACTGCTGCGCCGCCCAAGTTGGTGGCGGCTGGCGGTAAGAAGGTCTGATGCCTGAGTGGTCAACAGCCTGCCCAGACTGGGCGGCACGGCTGCGCGCGGGTGATTCGATCATCCCGCCGCCGATCTTCCCGGAGCAGGCCGACCAAGCGTTGCAGATTTTCAAGGAACTCAAGATCGTTGACGCGCCAGGCAGCCCGACGTTTGGCGAGTCGTGCGCAGAATGGGTGTTCGACCTGGTGCGCAGCATCTTTGGAGCCTATGACCCGGACAGCGGGCGGCGGCTGGTGACAGAGTGGTTCATTCTCATACCGAAGAAGAACTCAAAGAGCACGGTTGCAGCCGGGATCATGATGACCGCGCTCATCCTGAACTGGCGGCAGTCGGCAGAGTTTTCGGTGTTGGCCCCGACCGTGGAGGTCGCCAACAACGCTTTTGCCCCGGCCAGGGACATGGTTCAGAAGGATGATGATCTTGATGCGCTGATGCACGTGCAGACGCACATCAAGACCATCACCCACCGGGAGAGCGGCGCTGCATTGAAGGTGCTGGCGGCAGATCAGAACACGGTAGGCGGGAAAAAGTCGGTCGGCACGCTGGTCGATGAGTTGCACCTGTTCGGCAAGATGCCGAGCGCGGAGAACATGTTCCGCGAGGCGTTGGGTGGGCTTGCATCGCGGCCAGAAGGCTTTGTGATCTGGCTGACCACGCAATCGGACGATCCGCCGGCTGGTGTTTTCAAGCAGAAACTGGACTACGCGCGCGACGTGCGCGACGGGAAGATTGTTGACCCGGCCTTTGTGCCGATCATCTTTGAGCACCCGCCCGAGATGGTGAAGTCAGGCGAGTGCCTGAAACTGGAAAACATGGCGATGGTGAACCCGAACATGGGTTTTTCTGTTGACCAAGCGTTTCTGGAGCGCGAGTTCAAGAAGGCCGAGCTGGCTGGTGGTGAGTCCTTCCGGGGCTTCATGGCCAAGCACGCGAACGTCGAGATAGGCCTGAATCTGCGATCTGACCGCTGGGCCGGGGCTGACTTCTGGGAAGACGCGGCGATTCCTGTTTTCACTTTGGACGAGTTGCTTGCGCGCTGCGAAGTGGCGACGGTCGGCATTGACGGCGGCGGGCTGGATGACTTGCTTGGCCTGGCGGTGCTTGGCCGGGAGACTGGCACCGGGCGCAATCTGGCGTGGGCGCATGCCTGGGCACATGAAATCGTGCTCGAGCGCCGCAAAGAGATTGCATCCCGGCTACGGGACTTTGAGAAAGACGGCGACCTGACCATTGTCAAGATGCCCGGCGAGGATGTGGCACAGGTGGCCGACATCGTTTGCCGGGTGCGTGACGCTGGCTTGCTGCCTGAGCGCGCGGGCATTGGCGTGGATGCTGCCGGCATTGGCGACATCGTGACGGAAATCACAACCGAAGACCGAGGAATCACGATGGATCAAATCATTGCAATTCGGCAGGGCTACAGCCTGAACGGGGCGATCAAGTCCACCGAGCGCCAAGTGGCCGCGAAAACGCTGGTTCACGCTGGGCGGGCGCTAATGAACTGGTGCGTGGGCAATGCCCGCATCGAAGACCGAGGCAACGCCATCCTTGTGACGAAGGCGGCCTCTGGAAAGGCCAAGATCGACCCACTGATGGCCCTGTACAACGCTGTGTCTCTGATGGCACTGAATCCGCCCCCCAAGGGCCAATCATTCTGGGATCGCTGACCAGTGAAACTCATTGACCGACTGTTTGGGCGCAAGGCGGCCCAGCTCACCTACGACCAGGTGGCAAGCCTGATCGACGGCGTGGGCGGCGGCACTGTCGCTGGCGTGTCGGTCACGGACAAGACCGCGCTGCAGGTGGCCACTGTGCTGGCCTGTGTAAAGGTGATTGCCGACGGCTGCGCCACACCTGACATGCACGTTTTTCGCGAGGCCGAAGGCGGCCGGCGTGAGAAGGCGACCAACATCCCCGAATATCGGTTGCTGGCCCGCCGGCCCAACGAGTGGCAGACCTCTTTCGAGTGGCGCCGCCAGATGACCATGCACGCCGCCCTGACCGGCGCAGGCTTGTCTATCAAGGTGCGCGGCAACAACCGCCGCGTGCAGGAGCTGATTCCAGTCATGCCCGGTCGCTGGGATGTCACCCGCGTGTCGCGGTACGAGCTGCGGTATCGGTGCTGGGATGACTTCGGCTTGATCGGAGAATTCCAGCCAGATGATGTGTTCGTGCTCAACGGTGTGCAGTGGGATTGGTGCTCAAGCCTCAACGCTGTGAGCCTCGCACGTTCGGCCATTGGCCTTGCCATGGCCACGGAGAAAAGCCAAGCCTCAATGCACGCCAACGGGCTGCGCCCTAGCGGCACCTATTCGGTAACCGGGTTGCTTACGCCTGAGCAGCACGACCGACTGACAGCCTGGATTGCCAAGCAGTCCGGGCCGGATAAGGCCGGGAAGCCGCTGGTGTTGGACCGCGATGCAAAGTGGCTGTCCACCGGCATCAGCGGGGTGGATGCGCAGCATGTGGAGACACGGCGCCTGCAGGTGGAGGAAATCTGCCGGGCTTACGGCGTGTTCCCGATCATGGTGGGTCACTCCGACAAGACCAGCACCTTTGCCAGTTCCGAGGCATTCTTCGCCGCCCACCTGATCCACACCCTGACGCCTTGGCACAAAGCCTGGACCCAGCGCATTGACGAAATGCTGCTGGATGGCGCCGGCCCGCTGTTCGCTGAGTTCGACACCAGATACATCCGCATGGCGGCCATGAAGGACCGTTCGATGTACGCCAGGACCATGATCGAAATGGGCCTCATGAGCCCGAACGAGTGGCGCGACATGGAAGGCATGGACCCGCGCACAGGTGGCGACACCTACCTCACGCCGCTGAACATGACCAGCGGCAAGACAGACCCGAAAGGGGGAAGCAATGACGATGAAACACAAGGCGCCTGAGCGCAAAGACGCCGTGGGCGCCCGCGAGGTGCGTTCCTTCGCCCTGCAGATCAAGGCGACCGGCGATGATGGAACCGTGGAAGGCTATGGCTCCGTGTTTGGTGTGCGCGACAACTACGACGACGTGATCGCCAAGGGCGCGTTTGCCGCGTCCCTCAAGGCGCACAAGTCCGAGGGCACCATGCCGGCCATGCTATGGCAGCACGACGCCGACAAGCCCATCGGCATCTGGACCGAGATGGTCGAAGACGAAAAGGGCCTGCGCATCAAGGGTCAACTGGCGCTGGAAACCGTCAAGGGCAAAGAGGCCCACGCATTGCTCAAGATGGGCGCACTGAATGGCCTGTCCATCGGCTTCATGTCCAAGCAGTGGACCTATGACCGCGATACCGAGGTGCGCACCCTGACCGAGATTGACCTTTGGGAAGTCTCGCTTGTCACCTTCCCCGCCAACGAAAAGGCGCGGGTCACGAATGTGAAGTCGGCCGATGAAATGGCCACCCCAAAAGATGCTGAAAAAGCCCTGCGAGATGCCGGGTTCAGCAAGTCCGACGCGACGGCCTTTGTGTCTCGCGTGATGCGGATGGGAGAAACGCGGAGTGAGTCCGTGGGTTCGACCGCCGTGGCGATGAAAGCGGCTGACAAGCTGCTCAAGTCCCTCACCACCTAACCCCAACTCAACCCCAACCAATGGCCGCCTTCGGGCGGCTTTTTCGTTTCTGAAAGGTCAATCATGAAAAAGACCCTCCTGGCTGTCATGGCCCTGCACACCGCAGCCTTTGTTGCCAAAGCCCAAGCCGCTGGCGCCTACGAAAAGCGCGAAGAACCCTCCATCAAATCCGTGGCCGATGCCCTGGACAAGATCGCCACCGCGTTCGATGAGTACAAGAAGACCAACGACGCCCGCATCGAGGCTGTCAAGGCCGGCAACTCCACCGCTGATCTGGACGCCAAGCTGGCGAAGATGGATCAGCACATCGACGGCCTGAACGAAGCCAAGAGCCGCCTGGAAAAAGTTGAGCTCAAGCTGGCCCGCCCCGGCGCGCTGGACGGTGGCCGCCAAGAAGGCGAGAGCCGCGAGGCTGCCGAGTACCGCCACGCCTTCCTCGACTGGATGCGCGCACCTGGCGACCATGAGCGTCAGCAAAAAGCCGCCAGCGCCGCCAAGGCTCTGGAAGCCAAGAGCAAAGACGGCCGTGAGACCCGCGCAACGCAGACTGTGACCTCGACCGGTTCGGCTGGCGGCTTCGCTCTGCCGGAAATCATCGAGCGCCAGATCGCCCGCCTGTCGGTAGACATCAGCCCGATCCGTCAGATCGCCACCGTGCGCACCGTTGGCAGCCCCGATTACAAGGAGCTGTTCGACGTGAACGGCGCGGCCTTTGAGTGGGTGGGCGAAACCGACACCCGCAGCCAGACCAACACGCCCAACCTGGCCGAAGTTGCGCCCACTTTCGGCATGGCAAGCGCCAAACCGCAAGCCTCCGAGGAATCGCTTGATGACCTGTTCTTCGACGTGGAATCGTGGCTGATTTCTTCGGCTGCTGAGGCCATCGCCCAAGGTGAAGGCGCTGCATTCGTTGGCGGTGACGGCACCAAGAAGCCCACCGGCTTCCTGGCTGGCCCCACCCCGGTAACCACCGTGGACGCCTCGCGCGCCTTCGGCACGCTGCAGTACATCGCCTCCGGCCAGGCTGCGGCACTGCCCACCAGCGCAGACATCTTCTACGACCTGGTGTACTCGCTGCGCGCGCGCTACCGCAACAACGCCCGCTGGGTGACCAACAAGCTGGTTCTGTCGGCTCTGCGCAAGTACAAGGACACCACGAACCAGTACCTGTGGCAGCCCGCCCTGACCGCTGGCCAGCCGGCAACGTTCATGGGATACGGCATCACCGAGGCTGAGGACATGCCCGCAGTGGCTGCCAACGCCTTCCCGCTGGCGTTCGGTGACTTCCGCGAAGGCTACCTGATCGCCGACCGCGTGGGCATGCGCATCACCCGTGACGAAATCACCACCCCCGGTTTCGTCAAGTTCTACGTTCGCAAGCGTGTGGGCGGCAAGCTCCGCAACACCCAAGCGATCAAGCTGCTCAAGGTGTCTGCATCCTGATGAACAAGGCCCCCCACGCGGGGGCCTTTTGCTGGAGAACTGCATGAAGCTGACCGCAAAACAGGCGTTTTCGTGGGCACATCGGGGCATCGATGTTGTGCACTACGAACCCGGCCAGGAAATCGAAACCGACGACCAAGACCTGATCGCGGTTTCGCAGGCTGAGGGCTGGGCCGAGTCCGAGGAATCGGAAGCGCAACCCAAAGCGAAGAAGGCGGCCAAGGCCGCACCCAAGAACAAGCAAGCCTGATGCGTGAAGCGCCCAACTTGGGCGCTTTGCAGATCACGTTCGCTCTGACGAAAGCACACCATGACCACCAAGAATCTGCAATACATCGGCACCGACGAGTACTACTTTGAGTCGGCGGTCACTGGCCGCCCTCAAAAGTGGATACCCGGCCAGCGCAACTCGGTGCCCAACGATGCCGCTGCGCAGTTGCTTGCCACTGGCTTGTTCCGCGTGTCGCCCGTTGCAGCGCCCGAATACTCCCTCGACCCCAACACAGGCTCAGTAGTGGGGCTGGTGGGGCCGGATGGGGCGATCTACCGACAAAAGAGCATGGATGCAACGCCGCGCCGAACACTAGGCGTTCGTGCTGATAGCGTGAGCACGCTGACTGCCCAAAACGCTTGGCTTTCTGGCCGTGGATTTGACCATTTGATTATGTTTGCCGAGCGCAGCAACGCGTCTTTGGACTGGGCAGACTGTCTTAGCTGGACGAATGCGCGGATTGCTGAATTTTCAGGCGTCGGCACAGAAATGAAATGGGCCATCCCAATATGTACGGGCGTGGAAGGAATTGACCAAACAATTTCTGGGGCGCAAGACACTGTTATTTGTCAAATTGCGCAAGCTATCGCTAGCAATGCGCCTAGCACTCAGTCATTTATTGATATTCGCCCAGGGTGGGAGCCTAATTTTTCCACTTCGTACCCATGGGGCTCAACTCTGGTAACAACGTCGCAATACATCGCCGCGTTTCGTCGTGTCGCCAGCATTTTCCGGTCAGTTGACGCACGTTTTAGGATCGCTTTTTGTCCATCTATCCGGGTGGATAACGCATGGCCCTTTGAAGGCATGTACCCAGGTGACGACCATGTTGATGTGATTGGCGTTGACGCCTACATGCTGACGGCTGACAAAGGTGCAATGACTGATGCCGAACATGCCGATTGGATGTTCTCGGGCATTTGCGGAATCAACCGATTCCGTGACTTTGCGCTTTCGCATGAAAAGCCATTGGCAATTTGCGAGTGGGGGACAAACTACGACAATCCGTTGTTTGTTGAGCATATGGCTGATTTTGTGCGCACAAACAATGTCGCCTACCATGCGTATTGGGATCAGAACAACGGCGCATTTACTTGCAAGCTATCGGCAGACCAATGGCCCAACAGCGCAATGGCTTTTGTCCGTAATTTTGGTGCGTTCAATATTGACACTTGGGGCATTTCTGCAAATCCCGGTCAGCGTTTGAGGGCGACGGTGCAGGCCAGCAAGCCAATTCAGCGCGTAGAAATCACGGCTGGTCAGACACCAGGGACAGCGATTCTCAATGGTGTTGAGTTGGTTGCGGAGCCGCAGGTGGGTGGAACTGCACGGCGCGTCACACTCAAGGCGTATGACGAGCGAGGGCAGGCGGCAAGCAGGTCGGTTGTTTTGACGTGGCAAGCTGGACGACTTTGGACGCCTGGAGAACTTGGGGCAAATCTGATCGATTGGTACAGCCTCGACTTGCACGCTACCGTGTCGCGCCACATTGGCGCAATTAAGAGCCTGACCAGCCTAAACAGTAGCACCAGAACCGCAAGCGCGTTAACGGCTGTACAACGCCCGACCTTTGGGTATAGCTCTGGCGGCATTCCTCGCGCCAGCCTAGATGGTGGAGACGCGCTGGTGCAGTCTGATGTGACAGCCACGCCCGTTGCACAAGCTGCCGTCACTTACGCCATGCAGCTTTACACCGACCCGGCAGCATCAAACTTCACCTACATCGTGATGGACTCGGATGCTGGGGCGGGCACGCGAGGTCTGGGTTACAACGGTGGGAATCTGCGGATTGGCGCAACAGGCGGCTATGCGGGCGGTGCGATTTCTGGCGAACGGTCTATCGTTGCCAGCTTTGGTGCTGGGGCCACCGCATCTTGCCGAGGAAGCATCGATGGCAATGCGCCTGCATTGGGGTCCGTCGCTATAGGCGCGACAACCTACACGCGCCGAGTGATTGGAGCAAACGCCGGGGCGTCAAATGCGATTGGCAGCTTCTACCTTGGGGCTATTTCCGAAATGTTTGTTTCCAACGTGGCTTTCAGCGCAGGGCAAGAAGATTTGGCCCACGGTTACTTTGCATGGAAATATGGGCGGGAATCTGCCCTTCCTGGCGGTCATGCCTATAAGTCAATTCCGCCTGTGATCTAACCCCACCCCCAAGCCCGCCAAGTGCGGGCTTTTTCATTTCTGAGACATGCCTGCGGAGAGTGGGCTTTTGAGGACAAGAAATGGCACTTGTGAGGATCACACCGCCGAGCTACCAGCCAATCACGCTGGCACAGGCTCGCGCGCAGTGCCGCATTGACAGCGACAACACTGCCGAGGACACGATGATCACTGGCGTGTGGGGGCCTGCTGTGGTTGATGCCTGCCAGCAGATTCTCAAGCGCAGCATCATGCTCCAGACACTGCGCATCACGCTGGACGCCTTCGCCGACGAAATCGCCCTGCCCATGCCGCGCCTGCTGTTGGTCACATCGGTGGAATACAAGGACACTGCCGGCGCGTGGCAGACCTTGAACCCGTCCGTGTACGAGGTGGACACCGAATCCCAGCCGGGCCGAATCGTGCGGGCATCTGGCCAAAGCTGGCCCGCGCTGTTCGACGGCATCAACGTGGTGCGGATCACCTACGATGCCGGGTACGCATCGGGCACCGAGGCGCAGCAACAGGCCGCTGTGCCTGCCGCCGTCAAGCAGTGGATTCTGCTGGCCCTGGGCACGGCCTACGCGCAGCGCGAGAGCATGACCGCTGGCCTGGCCTTCCATGAGCTGCCCGGTCGCACCTTCGACGGCCTGCTCGACGGCGAACGCCTTTGGGGGTGCTGATGCAAGGTGCAGGCAAGCGCAACAAGCTGGTCAAGATTCAGCGCCCGGTGACCACCGTGGACGCCATCGGCCAGCCGGTACCGGGCTGGGTGGATGTCGTGTCCGTGTGGGCCAACATCCGCAACCGCACCGGCTCCGAGAGTCTGCGCGCCGACCGAGAAACGTCTGTTGTGCAAACGTCCATCCGCATCAACAAGCGGTCGGATGTCACCGCCGCCATGCGTGTGCTGTACGGCACCACGGCCTACCAGATCAAGGCGGTTTTGCCCGACGACGAATACAACGAGCGCATGGATTTGGTGTGCGAGGTGGTGCGGTGAGCTTCAAAATCAAGGTCGATCTGGCCGGGCTGAATGGCTACCTTGACCGCATGAACGAGGGCGTGCAAGCCGCCGCCCGCCCAGCTGCCCAAGCCGGCGCGCAGGTGCTTTACAACGAGGTTCAAGCCAACGTCAAGAAGATCAAGCGCAAGACCGGCAACCTGGCCAGCGCCATCTATCAGGCGTACAGCGAGAACAACAGCGGCCCCGCGCGCGCGACCTACCACGTTAGCTGGAACGCCAGGAAGGCGCCGCACGGCCACCTGGTCGAATACGGGCACCTGCAGCGGTACGAGTACTACAAGGACGAGCAAGGGAAGATTCGGCCCAAGGTGCGCGCCGGTATGGAGGGCAAGCCGCGCCCCAAGAGTGGCAGCAGGAACCGCGCCGCGCTGGACGCCTATTACGTGACCTTGCCGAACCCCAAGCAAGTGGCTGCGCGGCCTTTTGTGCGCCCGGCCATGTCCAAGTTTCCCCAAGCCGTTGACGCTGCCCGCAAGGTGCTGCTGCAACAGATAGCGAAGAAGAAATGAGCCTCGAAACCGCGCTGTATGGCGTGCTGTATGCCGTCTGCCCTCGCGTGACGCCGGATACCGCCGACTTCGGCACCGCCCGGCCGTACATCACCTGGCAGCAAATCGGCGGGCCGGCGCTGGTGTACGTCGAGGGCGCCTTGCCGGCCGAGCGCGCCGCATGGGTGCAGATCAATTGCTGGGCAGACACCCGCCTGGCGGCCAACACGCTGATGCTGCAGGTAGAGGCCGCACTGGTGGCCGCTGGCACCTTGAGTGCCCGCCCGCTGGGTGCGCTGCAGGCATCGCACGACGACGACACCGAGCTTTGCGGCTCGCAACAAGACTTTGAAATTTGGGCTGACAGGTAACGCTGCAAGCCCACCACCCGACACCCGCCCCGAGCAATCGCGGCGGGTTTTTTCATGCCCCTTGAGGGCGTTCATTCCCAGCCCGCCTAGCGCGGGTTTTTTCATTTCTGAAAGGCCCTCATCATGGCTCGCACTCCCACTGGTTCGATCTTCTCGGTCGCTACCGCTTTCGGCGCCGCAAAAACGGTTTCCGGCATCACCAACGCTGCCACCGCTGTGG